TTATCACCACCATTTCCCAAATTGACTGCATAATTTTCTTTGGGCATAGCTTCACTATATCCACCAAAAATACCGAATGGTGATGCTGGTGCTCCACTCTCTGCCCATACATCCTTGAGTTTTGACCATGCAGGAGTATTTGCGAAAGTGCCCATGATCATAGGCACTTGTGCGTTATGACCATCTAAGAAAAATCCTACAACAATATCACCTTGTGTGAAACGAATCGTCTCCATAGTATTCTGAGATCCAGAATTACCTGGTGGATTTAACACTTGTGCCCAAGGCAACTCCTCATCACTCAATTCTGCAGTCGAATACGGATGATACCCCATGATACGAACTTTATATCTTTGCCCCCATTTTGCGGTATCCTCTGAATTTTTACCAAAATTTTCTAACCAAACATCCTCTGGTGCAATCTGTCCAATCCACCATACAAATCCATCTTTACCTATAAAGTTAGTTTTAAAATTTACTGCATCCATTATTCACTTATCTCCCCAAATGTATCTCTTATCAAAGTCATAGAAGTCAATGATTGATTCGCATCAAAGTGATGACACAGTTCTTTAATCATATAATTACCGCTTTGCCTTCTATCTCTCTCTTTTGACTCCATGTTTGATTTCAAAAACTTAACAACAATTATATTACCAACAGATAAATTTGTATTCAAAGGAACTACCATATTTAAAATTTGAGTGAATAATAACTGATATCTCATATATGCTTGTCTCTGCCATAATTTAGGATCAGAGTTTTTATCAACACCAGGTTCAAAATCCAATGTACCACGATCTGTGACCATTGTAATTAATCTACTAGGCAACGTACCAAGATTTTGTGTAGTATCATCATTTAATAATTTTGGAACTTCTGGAGTCTCACCTAATACTTCAAAATCAACTGATTCTCTAGTCACTTGATCAACACTAAACTTACCTTGTTCTTGAGTTGTAAAAGATCCTGTTAAAGGATCAAACTCCATGAAATGACTTGAAAATTGACCAAGTGCTAATTTAGTAATTAAATCGTTATTCTGAGTTATATTATACTGCAATATGGTAAAATCTGCAACATCTGATAGTTTTGATGATGGTTTGTAATTAACTTCATTATAAACAACTTGCTCAGATTTCTTACCATCAGATATAAGTTTGTCGATAGACTTAAATTTAAAACCATCTTTTGTCTGATAGAAAAAATATCCTGGTAATTTACCATCTTTTGGTTTTGATTTAGATGCTAACCAAACTAAAACATGAAATGGTTTTTTTAAATTACCTATAAAACCATATCTATTTACAGTCTCATCTATATCACTATCTTCAATGGTAGATGCTAACCTATCTGTAATAATTGTCTTTACATGATCACTAATTTTAGATTCTTTAGGATATCTTTTAACAACTCTCGATGTTTCATTTGTGATAGCTTCTCTAGAAACTAAATCAAGAGTAAAAATTTCTTTTGATCCATCTGAAAATTGTCTAGCAACATTTGATACATAGAAATACTTTTCTGGGGTATCAAATTCTAATGCTATATTGCTTTGTGAATTAGGTTTTATCTTAACTCTAACTCTTTCTCCACCACGAATTGGTAATCCACTATAAACATTTTCAAGAGATTCGACACCTTCACCATCTGCATTTGTCTTTGTAGCACCACCAGCACTCACTATTAACATTTGTGCAGTCACTGTTGGAGAGAATAGATCTTCGTAGTAATTAAATTTAACGACACCTAATTTTAAGTCAATAGTTTTCTTACTTCCGTCACTAGTCTCTGCGGAAATTTCCATCTCTTCATAAATTGCTGGATCTATTGCTGACATTTATTTACCAAGTTCGTGATATGCTTTACTTCTAAAATCATCTATTGTTACATCGTTATATTTAGGACTGTATTTGTCCATAGCTTGAAGATTCAAACCTTTACTACCTGTCTCTACTGGAACATCAATATTGATAGTATTATTTTTTTCGGGAGGTTTAAAATCAACTATGCCCTTTTTACCTTCAAAATCAACATCACCATCATATATTCCCTTATTTTCATTTTCTATAATTGTTTTTGCTTCTTCTTCTGACACTTCACTAAAAGATGATGCTTCACTAGAAAAATAATTAGATGGAACTGGTTCTAGAAATTCATCTAATTTATTACCCGTAAGAGTATTTTCATCCAAGTATGCTTGAAGAGGCATATATTGTATAGTTCCGTTTACTTTACTTCTCATCAAAATTAATTTTTCTCCACTAATTAAGTAATCATGAATTTCTTGATTAGTCTTACCTTTTGTTTGTCTTTTATCATTTTTAGTCAATTCACCACCTCGTAATATCTTCAACTGCTCAATTCCCTGCTTTATTAAATCATCTTGACTAAGAGTTTCAGTATCTTCATCATCATCAGTTTTTTCCTCACTTGAATCTTCACTTGAATCTGGTAGAGGTTCTCCATTATTCAATCTATCATATAAATCTAATAGTCCAAGTTCTTGTGCAAGTTCTCTTTCTGATTTATCTGAAAATACTTTTATTGTTTTTATTGAGTTGAGAACTAGTTGATCAAATGCATTTTTTATCTTGTTCATAAAACCTTGTATTTGGTCTTTAAATGGTATAAAATTAAATTGTAAAATTTGCTCTGATACCTGTTTAATCTTATTACCAAAATCTGTAAACATCGTTGCTACATCATTTACAAATGAAGTTAATATTCCAAAATATTTTTGCATTCTTTTTATCAAATCTTGAGCAATTTTAATAATTTTTGGAAGATTTAAAATTGCCCATCCAAGAATTATTGTTCCAACAAAATCTAATATACGACCTAAAAATCCTTTTGTTGTTCTTTGGATTGCTTTTCCACTTGACTTTAATATACCCATTACACTACCTGCTTCAAGTAAATCTTCTTTCTCCTTTCTTCTCTGATTATCTCTTCGTTTTGCAAAGAATTCTGCAGACATTGATATTGATTTCTTCTTTGCTAAATTTCTATCTCTAATATTATCTGATATTTTCTCAGATCTTTCATTAGCATTTTTTACTGATTCAGACAAACCAGACAAAGATCTATTAATACTGTTTAGATTTATTGTTGATTTCATTATACTGGCAGTACGTTATACTGAATGTAAGAATTTAAAACATATGGATTGTTTGGATTACTTGGTGGTGCAAACATCAATAGAGCAGCTCTGCCTTCAACAGACATCGGTGCTTCATTTTGAACTGGAACCACATTAACATCAACATTATTAGTATTCACTCTATCAAGAGTTGTATCAAAAAGATCACCAGACCCCCCTGTTATCGCTTCTAAACCTAATGATTGACGAACAAGATCAAATCCTGCTTTACCACCAGGTCTCCCAAAAAGTTCACCCAATATTGGAGATCCAAATTGTAAGGTATAACCAAGACCTTTTGCATATGGATTGTTTGATCTTGATAAAAATCTACCAAATTGATTTATTGCTAAGAATGTTCCAAAAGATCCAGTACCACCAGCAATTGCCCTACTAGGATCTTCTCCACCTGCTATATCAAAAGCAGTAATTCCGAAGTTAGCTAATAAAGAGAGTGCATTATTACCTCTATTTCTATTAGTGTTTGATCTATTATTTGGTCTATTAGTATTAGTATTAGGTGGTACCACTGGAGGAACTCCAGGTCCTCTCATCCCTCCAGCAATTGCTAACGCTGCTGCTTTTGCTATTTTAAATATCAACTGAATCGGTTTTATTAACAGGTTTGTTACTGCAACCTGTGTTAAAAAACTTGCTAGTCTAGTGATACTTCTCAACGCAAGAACTATACCACCATTTATTGCTAAAAATATACCACCTACTGCTGTTAATTGCTTTACTATATTATCTGTTAGTTCTTTTAATTGCTCCTTATTACCTGAAGATAATGCACCAATTAGTTTAATTGCTCTCATCACAAGGAATCCACCAAGTAATGTATTAAAGAATTGAACTAATCTTGCTAGAGTAAATCTTGTTTTTGCACCTATCCTTCTTACTGGTGCAAACAATGCTGCCTGAATTCCTTTTTCAAGAGTGTTTTCTGTTCCCCTTCTTGCATTTCTATCAGCAAGCATTTGTTGTTGTCTTCTCTCCTGATCCATCTTCATTTTTTCTAATGTAGATGACTCTTGTAGTTTCTGTGCTACTACATTTAAGGATTTTGATAAAGTCACCACTTGACTAGTTACATTTACAAGTGTTGAATTGATTGATTTTATTGCTGATTCATTTTTTCTAACTGCACCAGAAATTGACTCATCTCTTTCAAGTGCTTGACGATTGAATAATGAGAATGATGATATTGGTCTTCTTTGAGCTGGAGTTATATTTAAATTAGTAAACGCTGCTGGAGCTATTGGTTGCCCCTGCTGCTGTTGTTCCTCCTGCTGGTCTTCATCCATTGATACCGTTTTCCTGTTGTTGTTTCAATTTTTCCTCTTCAATATATTGTTGAAGTAGAGTGAGATAGATATCCCTCTCCCACGGAATCATATTTTCTAACTCTGTCAAACTATATTTATGGTGTTGCATCAAGGCAAAATTCGTTTTAAAGTATGACTCAAGATCTTCATGAGCCATACCTACCCGAAAAAAGCGTTTAATCCCTCAAGTTTTATCTTGTTTACAACCTTTGTATTTGGATTTGTAACATTCAAGGTATGTGATAATTTAGGCATAGTCTCAAAAAACTGTTCAATTTTTTTGAATTGACCTGAATCTAATTGCTCAAGAAATTCGTGTAATTCTTTCTTCGTGCAATCTGATGCTGCCCATGATTCCTCTTCACTAAAAACTTGTTCGATACAAGAACAAACCAAATCAAACGTATCATCAACTTGCATATCAACACTAAAGTTGTTTTTAACAAACTCACCCATAGCTGGATACTTCATTCTCATAGTCAAATTATCATCAAGAGGTATATCTCTTTGATGATTATCATCTTTTACAATTTGAATGTCGTCAAGATTTATTTGAACTGGAACTTTTGTTTCATTATCATCTGGGCAAGTGATCATCACATCAACAGTCTCACCGACTGATTTACCACGAATATTTAAAAACAAATACTCTATATCAAAAGTTGATAAGTCATCTATCTTAACTCCTTTGGTTAAGATGCAATTTGATAGAACATCATTCACTGCTTGGGCAATCTGTTTATCAGACTGACTTTCCATAGCAATTATTAAAATTTTCTCCTCTTTTACTAGAAATGGTCTAAACTTGATATTTTTTCCAGTAGAAGGAACCGTCAACTCATAGGTTGGGGTACTAATCTTGGGTAAAGGCATAATTATTCAATTCAGTATTTTATATAGAAGGGTTTTACGGATATGGATACGTAAATCTATTTGCACTATCTTCTCCATAATAATTGATAGCGTCTAAAGTATCATTACTTAAGACTTGAGCAGCAGGTATATCCTCTTTTTGTTTGACATTAGCTTGTGCTTCTCTTTTTTCAGGATCAGGCAAAATCTCTTCTCTATTGTTGTGTCTTGCTCTATACTTATCATAACTCGAATACTTACCAGATGAGTATCTGTCTATATGAAAGTTAACATTCATTTTCAATACTTGAGAAGTTTCATATCTTACGGGAGTATTACTTATCTGATATGGATACATACCATAAAAATTATATTGTATTTCATTATCGTAATCTCTATCAAATTTTATCAACTTTGTTTGATACATTTTATAATCAGCAGGATATTCCATTTGATGGAAGTAATCTTCTTTTGATTGATCTTCTCTTGAACCACCTGCTACAAATTCAATATAATGCTCAAAAAATTTCATTATTTTATATTCTTTATCAACATAAAACTCAAGTGTTATATCAGGATATATACGAGCATGAGTCATGTTTTCAATTACACCTTGAAAATTACCTATGACTTTAGTATCTGCTAATGTACTACCTGGTATAACTGCACTACTGCAAAGCAATCCAGTAGTCTCAGTCATAAATCTATAATCAACTCCACGAATATTTAAATGCTGTCTTACACCAAGAGGTAATCCTCCAAATATCAACTGATAGTGTGATGTTTGTGCTAAATTTGTAAATGTAGGTTTAAAATCCGATATTCTACGGGGTTTTACCACTCTAAATACCTAAAACTTGTCTTATTATTATTTAGATGGCTTACAAGGGTAAATATCAACCATCTTATCCTCGAAAGTATAAAGGTAATCCTACAAACATAGTTTATAGGTCACTTTGGGAAAGAAAATTCATGGTTTACTGTGATAATAATGAAAGAATAC